GCACCTACTGGGCTGAGATCCAGCGCGGCGAGCTGACCGTGGACACGGCGCGCGCCGTACACGAGGCGGTCACCGCGTTCGCCGAACAGGCCGGGCTGCGGCGGATGGACGTCGAGCTCGGGCTCAAGACGCTCGTGCGGTACGAGACGGCCGCCTGACAGCAGCGAGCCCCGCCTCGGGCATCACTCCAAGGCGGGGCGGGCGCGTGCAGCCAGCATGCGCGGATACATGCGATCAGCCTATCGGCGGCCACTGACAACGAGGCGCCCCCGCCGACGGGGGATTGCGACGGGGGCGGTATCAGTCTGGCAGGCCGTCCGGCTCGTTGGGCCACGATGCGAGGACCAGCTGCTCCTGCTCGTCGACGAGGGTGATGCGGACGCCGGGCAGGCTGCCGCGCTCGCCGATCCAGACCTTGAACTGGTCGCGCGCAGTCTTCTCCCTAGACCACCAGCCCTGCATCGCCGGGCGGCCGTCGAGGGTCAGGGTGAGGTGATAGCGCTGGTCGTCCATCACGCGAGTCGGATCCCGCGCCGGCGGTGCGGCTCGCGCCGGATCGCGCCCTTCGTCTCCAGCTCGCCCAGCTGGTAGTGGACGGAGGCGCGGCTGCGCATGCCGACCCGGTCCCCGATCTCCTGCACGGTCGGGGCCTCGCCCTGGTCGGCGATGGCCTGGCGGATGCAGCGGAGGATGCGCTCCTGGGTGTCGGTGAGGTGCTCGACCTTGTAGTGGCCCATGGATCGATTAGAGCGCGTGTTCGAATATTGGGGCAAGTCGACAGGCTTGGGCCGGTCAGCCCAGTCCGGCGCGGCGACAGATGGCGCGCACGACCATCGGCTGCCACCGTTCGGCACGGCGTGGACGGTGGCCTTCGGCGTTCAGCGCCTCACAGATCTCTCGGTACGACTTGCCGCTGTGGCGAAGTTCGAGGATGCGGGCGTGCGCGGCAGCCTCGGCCGGGTTTGATCCGGCGTCGCGTTCGCGGCCTTCGCCTACGCCGTGGGTGCCGTAGGCGTAGGCGCCGACGTGCTTCCTGCCGGTGAGGCTCTTGGCGGCTCGGCCGTCTCGGAGTCTCTTGACGACCATGCGGCGGTCGAGTTCGGCGAAGACGCCCACGACTTGGCGCATGGCGGTGCGCATCGGGTCGTCCGGATCGTCTTTGAGGATCTCTCCGGTGTCCGCAGCGAACACGCGGCCGCCGTCCCGCCACACGATCGCCAGGGTTGCCTCCTGCACGGTGAGGGCGCGGGCGAGGCGGTCCAGTCGCGGGATGAGGAGCCCTTCTACTTCGCGCTCCCGGATCGCTAGCAGCGCCTCCGAGAGTCCGGGGCGGTCGACGGCTTCCTTGGCGCCGCTCACACCCTCTTCGCGAATCAGTCGCGCGATGCGGTGGCCGCCATTCTTGGCCCACGCCTTGACGGCCTTCTCTTGGACGCCGAGTCCGTAGCCATCGGAGACCTGCCCGGCCGTGCTGACTCGGACATACGCGACAAGTTTCACCCTCACGCCCCCCATCCTTGTAAGTCTTTCCGTGGAAAAGCTTACAGTGCAGGTCACGCCGCGCGCAGCAAAACGCCCCCGCTCCCTGCCGGTTGGCAGAGGGCAGGGGCGCTGTCACTCGGTCTCGTCGTCGGGCGTCCACGCGCCGTCCGGGTACCGCGGTTCGAGGAACGGCCGCGGCGACAGCCAGAACGGCGGCGGGGGTTCATCGTCCATGGGTTCTCCTCACGCGTACTGGCGGCGGCTCGGGTCTAGGCCCATGCCCAGCAGGCCGCCGCTCTTCTTCTGTGAAGGCTGCGGCGCGCCGTCCTTGCGGCACACGAGGGCGTCAGGGTCGTCAGCCGGGGGCTGGAGGCTGTAGCCGTCGGGGCAGGTCTGCCCATCCTTGCCGTCCGCGCCGGCGGGGCCTGGGTCGCCCTGTGGCCCGGCCGGCCCCTGCGGCCCGGTCGCGCCCGTTTCGCCTTGCGGGCCTTGTGGCCCGGTGGCGCCATCAGCTCCCGACGCGCCGACCGCGCCGGATGCCCCCGGCGAGGGGGTGATCGTGGGGGCCGCCTTGCCCGGGTCGCCCTTGTCGCCCTTCGGCCCGGGCGGCCCCGGGATGGGCACCGGTACCGCTGCACGGTCGGGCAGATCCTTGACGGCCTTGGTGGGGTCCGGGGCAACCGGCGTCCCGCCCTTGGCTTTGACCTGCTCCCTCAGGGCCCGAACGTCCCCAGCGAGGGTGGAGACCGCGGTCCCGCGCAGATCGGCCTCGTCGGCGAGTTGGTCGGCGCGCGAGGACTCGGCCTGGACGCGCACGTACACGAGGAGCACGGCGCCGGTGAGGGCGAGCAGGAACGCGAGGAGAGCTATCGGCTTCCAACGGTGGGCAAGTACCCGCTCGGTGCGCGTCATGGCTGCCCTCCGAGCTGTTGCACCTGTAGCCGCAGGCGCGCGATCTCGAGCTCCAACGTCTGGATGCGCGACTCGGCTTTCGCTTGGTCCGCTTCGGCCTTGTCCCGCTCGGCGACCAGGCGCGCCGTCAGGTTGTCGTATCCGCCGATGACTCCGCCCTCCCGCTGGGTCCGTCCGGCGACCTTCGAGCCGTACATGGCTGCCGCCCCGGCCACCGCGGCGCTTCCGATCACGCCGATTGCTGTGACGAGGGCGGCATCCATGCCACCTCCAAGACGCTCGCACGGGGCAGCTCAGACGCCCTTGACCAGGGAGGCACTGTTCGCCGAACCGAAGGCTCTGGCGACCATGCCCTTCAGGAGGGATCCTGCGGCGGCCACGCCGGCCGCACCCATGGTCTGCCAGAAGCTGGCATGGAACATGTCGGCGGGGCCAGCGGCGATGCCGACGCCGGAGGCTGCGACGACGAACGTCGACAGGGTCCGCTCGGCGAGGTCCTTGGCGTAGGCGGTGCCGGTCTTCACGACGGTGTCGACGTTGGGCAGGTTGAGCTCGGACATGGAGATTCCTTCCAGGGGTCAGTCGGTGACGATGAAGCCGTGGGCGCTGCCGAGCTTCGACAGGGAGGCCTTGCCGGGGATGCCGTCGGCGGCGGATCCGGTGTAGTCGTAGCGGCGCTGGAGGGCGGCGTAGGCGCTGACGGTCCTCGTGCCGAAACTGCCGTCGACGTACTGCGTCGCCAGGAGGCCCTCGGCGTGCAGCGCCTTCTCGACGAGGAGGACTTCGGCCCGGTAGCTGGTGTGGCCCTGCGCGGCCGCCGGGTCGTGGCGGGCGGCGTACACGAGGTGCGCGACGCTGACCTTCGGTTTCGGCGGCACGGGCGGCTTCGGCGGGGTGACCGGGGTGTGCGCGAAGAGATCCGGCATCGGCCCGGGGTCGACGTGCGAGTTACCCGGAATCTGGTTGTGGCCGTAGTGCCCGCCCAACTTCAACCAGCTGTCCAGGGACACGGTGTCGCGGACGAACCCGGTCGGGGAGCCGCCGGGCCAGACGTCGGCGACGCCGAGGCTCCGCAGCCACGCCACGATCTTGTCGAGGTTTTTGCAGGGGGTGTCGCGGACAGTGGCGTATCGCTTGCCGCCGACGGTCTCGTTCGCGGTGAAGACGGTCTCGATCTGGATGCAGTACTTGCCGGTGCGGTTCGTCCGGACGTCGCCCGCGTTCTGCAGCGAGAGGCTGCGGCTGTCCGCAGGGAAGAACTGGGCGATTTCCCCGGTGAACGGGTCGTACAGCAGGTGGGGGGCGACGTCGGCGCCGCCGCCGGTGAACCAGCCCAGCTCGCGGGCGAACGTCCAGTCCGTCGCGTTGCTGGTGATGTGCCAGACGGCTCGCGCCGGCCCGCCGTTCATTGCGCCGGTGTTCCCGACAGCGTGCCGGACTGCGCCGGGCATCCACAGGTCGACCATGGTCAGGCTCCCGTCACGTGGTTGTCGTGCGCCCACGCCTGCATCAGAGCCACGACCTCAACCAGTCGAGGATCCGGAGCAGGAGCGGGCGACGGAGGAGGGGTGGGCACCGGTGCGGTGACCCAGGCGGGGACGGTCACGTCGCCCTGCTGTGAGAGGAGCCACTGGACGTCGCTCTCGTCGAGCCATGCCGACCCGTTGAGGCCCCAGCTCTCGCCCCACGAGTTGTCGATACGGAAGGCTTCCGCGCTGGCGTTGTAGGCGGAGAGCACGTACTCGTGGCCGCCAGCTACCTGGCTCTTGCGGTCGACCTTCACGAACCCGGTTGTCGGGTCGGGGTCGAACATCGACTCCAGCCAGACCGTGCCGACCATCACCGGGCCGGACTGCAGGGCTGACTTGAGGGCGTCGAGGCTGAACGCGTGCGTATAGGAGACGGCGAGGCCGAGTTTCTTCAGGGCCTTCGCCGCGCCTATGCCGGACGAACCAGTGTCGTCGGGCGGGTAGGTGCCCTTGATGCCGTCCAGTTTCGTGGCCAGCTCGTACACGTGCACGGCGAGGTCTTCGTCGACGGGGACGACGCTGTTGGCGATCGTCGTCGAGGTGAGGCCGGTGCGTGCGGCGCTGTCGGTGCCGAGGAGTCCGGCTGCCGCGTTGCCAGTGCAGGAGCCCAGTGATCCCTGGTCAAAGACCGGGGCCCGGCGGGTCCAGTCGACCGTCTTGATGGCGGTCTTGGGCAGCACGCCGTGCGCGTAGTCGAGGGAGCGCGGGTCGTGTTCGACGTGGCGACCGAGCGGTCTGTGCTGTGTGGCCATGCGGGTTCCCCTCACGACGGGCCGTTACCTTGGAATCGTAGCCCTAGACCCGCCATTCACCTACGAATCACAGGTATCGTGTGAGTAGGTTCTTTGCTCAGAGGGCCTATGGCAGGGGTGTGCATCTGTGCGGGTCGCACCCCTGCCGCTCAAATCCCGCGCCAACCCGCACACGCACCCGCACAGGAGTCGCACCATGACCGAGCGCACCCCCGCCAGCTCTCCGCTCAGCGAGCGGATCGAAGCTGCCATCCGGGACTTCCCCTTCGACAACTACGGGCTCAACGACGTCGACATCGCCCTGAACGACTACCCGGACGATCAGGAATGGGTGCCCGCACTGGCCTCTGCCGTGCTGTCCGCCATCAGCCAGAACCCGGGGGACGAGTCGTGACCGCCCTCACCGCCGCCCTCGCGCTGCTGTTCGCGTACCTCGCCCTGGCGCCGACGCAGACGGTCGAGGCGCGCATCGACTACACGCCCGCCGTCCGGAGTTCGTGATGAGCGGCCCGTGCCAGCGCCCGGAGTGCGGCGGCGAAGTCCACACCGACGGCTGGGGCAACCCGATCCGCTGCCCGGCCCGCCGCTGCCCACGATGCGACTGCGCCGACGGCCACACCCAGTGCGAGCACTGCAAGGTCTGTCCCCACGCGGACGGCGGGCCAGTCAGCTTGGTGGTGAGCACTGACGCGATCGCCTCGTTTCAGATCGCCCCGCCGCCCCAGAACATCGTCATCCTCGGCTCGGACAACCGGACGCCGCTGGTCACCATCCACCCGTCCGGCGAGCTGGAGTATGGGCCCGGTTACACGCCTGACGAGGCCGCCCGCCGCTTCTGGGACGCCATGCGCCGACTCGCACCCGCGCGCTGCCCCAACTGCGGACACATCGGAATGGAGCAGCCGTGAACACCGCCATCGCCATCACGGCGATCATCGCCGCCGTCGCCGTCATCAACTCGGCAATCACGGCCGCCCGAGACACAGCCAAGGCCAAACACCAGGCCGCCGCACACTGCAAGACCTGCACCTGCGACAAGAACGAGGTGACGCCGTGACCAGCGGCACCCGTTACCTGTGCCCCATGCCCGACTGCGGCTGGCACCACGACGAACCCGACGGACAACTCCCAACCACCTGGCCCACCGTCCGTATCGAAGACGGCATCCAAGCCGGGATCGCGGCCCTAGTCGAACACGCCATGACCGAGCGGGTCGGACGCGTTGAGGCCGCCGTTTGTGAGCACTTCGCCACCGCCCACACGAACCTCGACTACGTCCGCGAGATCGTCCGTCTCCAGCGCTACGTCCAGCAGTTCCGCGACCTACACAAAGAAGGTCACGGCAGCTTCGACATGGCGGGCGGCGGTCGGATGGAGTCCGACAACGTCTGCCCCAGCTGCGGGGTGCTCTGGCCCTGCCCGACCGGCGAACTCATCGAAGCCCTCGACAGCGACATCACCAGCAAGGAGCAGCAGGCATGAAGACACTCGTCACTGGGGGCTCAGGCTTCATCGCTTCATGGATCCGCAAGGAGCTCCTGGCTCGCGGCCACAGCGTCCTCGTCATGGACCACCAGGACCGCCGCCAGCAGCTCGCGCCCGGCGAGGAGTTCTTCCTCGGCGACGTCCGCGACGCCACGGCGGTGACGGAGGCTGCCGCCCACTGCGAGGGGATCATCCACCTCGCTGCGGTCCTCGGCACCCAGGAGACGATCAGCAACCCGAGGCCTTCGGCGGAGACGAACATCCTCGGCAGCCTGAACGTCTTCGAGGCGGCGACGCAGTACAACCTGCCCGTCGTCTACGCGGGCGTCGGCAACCACGCCTTCCGGCTGATCGGCACCGGCTGCTACACGATCACCAAGAGCGCGGCCGAGGACCTGGCCCGCATGTACAACCTCTACCGCGAAGGCGGCCGGATCACCATCGTCCGCCCCGTCAACGCCTACGGCCCCGGCCAATCAGTGGCGGCCCCATACGGTACGAGCAAGGTTCGCAAGATTGCGCCTTCGTTCGCCTGCCGCGCCCTCGTCGGAGCGGACATCGAGGTATACGGGGACGGCACCCAGATCTCCGACTGCGTGTACGTCGCCGACGTCGCCCGCGCGTTCGTCACCGCGCTCGAGCACACCGCCGTCCACGGGCCCACCGAGCGCCCCGTTGAGGTCGGGCCGCTGGAGTCCCTCACCGTCAACGACATCGCCCGCCTCGTCAGCGAGGAAGCTACCCGGTACACCGGCCGGGAGCCGGTCGCCATCAAGCACCTGCCGATGCGGCCCGGCGAAGTCCCCAACGCGGTCGTCACCTCCGACACGTCCACCCTCCAGCAGATCGGCATGACGGCCGCCGACTTCGTGCCGCTGGACGAGGGCATCCACCACACCGTCCGGTACTACGCCGAGCAGTGGCTGCCCGGGTATCTAGTGGACTCGCAGGCGGTGAGCGTCTGATGGCGCGTCTGCAGATTCTCGAACTTCCGACCGAGCATCACGGCGACGACATGGTCACGCCGTTCGTCCTGGTCATCGACAAGGTCCAGAACCCAGAAAGCATGCTGGACTTCCTGCGCGATCCACCCCACTTGAGGGATGAGCTCGGAGCTCGAACCATCCTCGTCTTCGACGAGGAAGTCGAGATCCCCGCCAACGAGCCCATCGCGCAGGCAGACCCGGCGCCGCGCATCGTCGACTTCGCAGACCTCACCGAGGCCAAACAGCTGACAGCAGCCCGCGACGAGGCCCGCCAGTGGGCCCGGCATGGCTACGAGATCGGGCAACGCCACTGCGGCTGGTCGGACCACGGCGTGGCGCCCGACTGGCTGACTGAGGGCTGGCCACCTCACTTCGACTCCTGCGAACACCTCAAGCGCGCGGCGGACTACGACGAAGCGCTCACCCGCGTCCGCAGCCTGTCCGAAGAGCCCAAGTTCATGGATGCCCTGCACTCCGACTCCGCTGGCTACCGGCACGGCTACCGAGTCGCCATCGGAGACGCCAAGCGCGCCACCCGGAACGAGCGGACGCAGACCGGCGAAGACGGGGCCTGACGTGCGTATTCACATGTGGTCGGCCGACGAGGCAGGTTCCGCCCTGTACAGGGCGATCCTGCCCGGCATGAGCCTGCAATGGCTCGGGCACGCCGTGTCTGCCGGGATGCGGCTCCCCCACGACTGGCCCGCCGTCGACACCGTCGTCGGCTGCCGCGTCGCCAAACCGGAACCGACCATGATGTGGCAGCGGCTCAAGGACGACGGGAAGCGGCTGGTCCTCGACCTCGATGATGACTACTTCCACCTTGACCCCGCCAACCAGGCCGCCGTCCGCACCTGGGACACGGCGATGCTGCAACGCCTCGCCGACAACATGGCGCTCGCCGACGTCGTCACCTGCTGCTCCGAACCCCTGGCCGTCGTTCTCCGCGACTACGCGGCCGACGTCCGGGTCATCCCCAACGGGCTGCCCGCGCAGTACCTCGGCACGCCCCGCGACTACCAGGCGAAGGACCGGCCGCTGTCGGTGGGCTGGGCCGGCACGTCGTCCACGGTCGCCGAATTGCCGGAAGCCGTCCGGGCGCTGAACCGGATCTCGCAGTACCCGCGGCCCGGCAGCGTGCAGGTCCGCATCGTCGGCATCGCCCCCGAGCACGCCATGGCGCTCGGTCTCCGTGGCAGGCAGATCGGCGCGTTGGGCTGGGTGGAGCGGCACGAGCACTACATGCAGGCGGTCGGCGAATGGGACGTCTGGGTGGCGCCGTATAGGGACATCCCGTTCAACCGGTCGAAGTATCCGACGAAGTTCCTCGAGTCGAGCATCCTCGGCATCCCGCTGATCGCGTCGGACATCGAGCCGTACAGGCGGGTGATCCGGCACGGGGAGAACGGGTTCCTCGTCAAGCGCGAGCACGAGTGGGGGAAGTACCTCAAGCAGCTGGTGGACGACCCGGGGCTGCGGCAGCGGGTCGGCATGACGGCCCGCGGGGAAGCGTCTGGGTCGATCCTGCAGGCCATCAACCATCAGTGGGAAGAGGTACTGACCCGATGAACGTCGAAGACCGCAAGGCCGCGAACCAGGCGTGCTTTTGGGGCGGCGCTTGGGAACGGATCCGCTACCGAGGCGTACCTATCTTCAAGTACCCCGAGGATCTGTGGGTATATCAGGAACTCATCGAGGAGATCCGTCCCACCGTGATCGTTGAGACGGGCACGTGCCAGGGCGGCAGTTCTCTGTACTTCCAGGATCTCCTGGACCGACTGCCTGCCGACAGCCGCGGACGGCGGGTGATCACGGTTGATGTCCGGAACCAGGTCGCTGCCCGCGATCCCCGGATCGTGTACGTCGTGGGTGATTCCACCCGCCCGGGCACACTGGGGCAAGTGCAGGGCCAGCTACGCCCGGACGACGTGGTCATGGTGTGCCTGGACAGCGAGCACCTGGAATCGCACGTGTTCGCAGAACTTCAGATGTACCCCGCCCTGGTCACCGCCGGGTCGTACCTGGTGGTGGAGGACACGTTCATCTCACGGTACGACTGCCACGGTGATCGGTTCCAGGACGGAAGTACCTGGGAGGCGCTGCAGCGCTGGCTGCCTGACCACCCTGAATTCGAATACGACCCGGGGAGGGACAAGTTTCTGTTGTCTATGAACCCGGGCGGCTGGCTGAGGAGGAAGTCATGACTGCAATGCCGAACGCCCCCCGGGGGACGACGTGATCGACGGCAAGCGCGTCACCGCGTGGACACCTTACGGCCGGGTCAGGACGTACAGCATCCTCATCAAGTACCTGCAGCGTGACGTCGCCCGGGGCCTGGTCGACGAGGTGTGGGCGTTCATGAACACCGACCCCGTCGGCCAGGAAGACGACATCGCCTACGCGCACGAACTCGCCGAGCAGTTTCCCTGGTTTCACCTCAAGCACCGGCCCGAGGGCGTCGACCTGGGCAATCTGCCCAAGCAGCGCTATACCGGGCTGGCCTATCGGGAGATGGTCGACCCCGACACGATCTACCTGCGGCTCGACGACGATGTCGTCTACCTGCACGAGGACGCGATCGAGAACCTTGTGCGCGCCCGCATAGAGATGCCGGCACCGACCGCCGTGTTCCCGATCATCATCAACAACGCGATCTGCTCCCACTTCCTCCAGCTGTGCGGGAAGATCCCGATGGAGTGGGGTGCCGTCAACGCGTACTGCATGGATCCCACCGGCTGGGCGAATGGCCCGTTCGCCGTCAAGCTCCACCAGATGCTCATGGACCACATCGAGGCGGGAACGGTCGAAGACCTGTACCTCTACCAGGACTTCCCGCTCCAGCCCGGCACCCAGTTCTCGGTGTCCTGCTTCGCGTCCCGCGGTGAGGACTACGCCGCGCTCCCCCAGCCCGGCGTCCTCGTCCCGGACGAGGAAGAGAGCTGGCACACGATCCACCAGCCGGTCGCCAAGGGCGTGCCGAACATCCTCCGCGGCAACGCCATCGTCGCGCACTGGTCGTTCTTTCCCCAGCACCCGTTCCTCAACGCGACCGATCTCCTCGACCGGTACCGCGAACTCGCAGACAAGGTGGCGTGATGGGCACGCAGATCAGCGTCGAGGACGCCTTCCCCGTCTACCAGAAGCGGTGCGGTGAACTCTTCGACGAAAATCTCCTCCTGCGTGCGCAAGTCGGGGCGCTGGAGCGGCAGCTCACGGCCGCGCAGGAGGAGATCGAGCGTCTCCAGCAGGCGGCCGGCGAGCCTACGCCTGTGGCCGGCGGCCCGGATCTGGCCGCGCAGCCGCCGTACCCGGAGGTCGAGCCGGGTTAGGGCCGTCGCATGCCGAGGAGGCTTCCGATGGCGATGATGCCGACCTCGATGAGCAGGATGACCTGGAAGGTTGTCATGCGAGTCCCTCTCTAGGTGTCGCGGCTCACTCCGTGACGAGTTCGGTGTCGGTCTGGGTGTAGCGGTGGACGTTCACCGAGACGACGCCGTTGCGGGCGCGAAAGAATGCGGTGAGATCGTCGAGGAGGCCGTAGGCCTCCATGACGTCTTGCGGAACGCCGCCCTCGATGTCAGAGCCGTCGCCGCTGGGGGTGATGTTGAGGTCGTAGCCGTACTGACCCTTGATGATGTTGAACACGTAATAGGGGTAGGTCGTCACGGGCGTTCCCTTCCAGTGTTAGGCGATGCGTTCGGCGTAGTAGCCGAGACAGGTCAGGGTGTTGGAGGCGTTGGCGGTGCCCCACGTGGCGGTGAGGCAGATCTGCTGGCTGGCGGTGGAGTCCCGGGTGCCGGGGGTGATGCCGTCGAGGATGGTGGCGGGGGCCACGATCGGAGGGCCGCCGGTGACGCTCCAGCCTTCGATGGTGAGCAGCGATCCTTGGAAGGATCCTGAGGCGCCGGTGGCGAGGCAGACGACTTCGCCGACGCACTGCCACGCGCGGTTGGTGATCCCGGCGGTCGCTGCGGTGCGGTTCTGGCTCTGCGCCATCTGGTAGCCGCCGGTGCCGCCGATCTTCCATTTCCAGTTCATGGTGGGGGTGGTTGCGGCGGCGGCGGAGATGGTGCCCCAGGCTTTGATGCGGTAGACGGCGCCGACGACGGCATCGTTTGCGGGAACGGTCATGGAGGCGATGACGGTTTCCGTCACGGTGTTCGCGACGGTGGTCTGTGCGCTGAGCTGGTTGCGGTAGGTGGTGGTGCCGCCGACGAGTTTCAGGTCGCCGGTGACGGCGATGCCGCTGCTGGCCGTGAGGGCGCCGTCGACGATGAGGGCGTCGTTGGTGCGCAGGACGTTGGCGGCGTTGCGGAAGAGGTTGACGTCTGCACCGATGGTGAGCTGGGCGCCGGAGGCGAGTTTCAGGTTGGAGCCGAACGTCGAGCTGCTGTTGGGGATCTCCACCCAGGAGGCGGACGCGGGCGCAGTGCCGTTGGAGAAGAACGTGCTGTAGGCGGTGTCGGACTGCGCGATCGGCTTGCCCGAGTAGGGCGTTGCCGGGCGGGTGCCGGAGGTGACGACCTGGTAGCCGACGGCGAGGTCGACCTTGTCCCAGTTTTGACCTAGGTCCTGGGTGTAGTTGACCAGTTCGGATCCGTCTGACTTGGACTTGTAGAGCGAGATCCTGGTGGTGGACGGATCAGGCACGAGGCACCTCCAGGGTGGCCGTAGGGATGGGTACGGGGAGGCCCCCGTACACGAGCTGCCAGCGGTGGATGTCGACGGCCTCGCGTTTCGCCCGAAGGCGGGTCGCGTCGATGCCGTGGTTGGCCCTGATGACGTCGAGCGGATCTTTGCCCTTGCCGGGGGGCGCGATCCGGCCCGAGCGGCGTTTGGCGTCGGCGATGCGCAGCCGGTGCGCGGCTGCGGCATCGGCAGTGGACGCGGCATTGAGCAGGGTGATCGGCTCGGCGTCCGGGAGCATCGACGTGACCAGCCCAGCCCGGAGTGCGGCGTCGTCCCTGTCTGGCGCATCAGGCAGGTACGGCTCGTGCATGACGATGTCGAGGATTTCGTCGACGTCCGTAAGCCCGTACTCAGCCGCCCGCCATTCCAGCGCGTCCTTCGGGAAGACGTATCCGCCGCCGTTGCCGTCCTGGTCGACGTGGTGGACGGCCCAGCGTGGGGCGCCGTTGGTGAGGCGCTCGGTCACCGCGTCGACGGTGTGGATTCGAGGTTCAGACACGATAGACCCAGCAACTGAGAGAAGGGATTCCACTGGATGTTCCGACCGTCACCGTGATGCCGGTCGCGGTCGAGGAGGTGACCTGCCAGGTCCGTAGCACGGTGTGCCGCAGCGTCACGAGGGGCACCATGCCGGACGCCATCGTCGCCCCATACCCCAGGCTGAGGGCGATGTCGCCGGAGGCGACGAAGGGCTCGCTGGCGGTCCAGATGCCGTCGGTGGTTCCGGCTGAGGCGAAGTCGGCCCAGCGGCCGATGTGGTGGGTGTTGCCGCTGCTGAAATCCAGGTGCTGGCCGTCGGCATCGTTCGGGTTCCAGCCGAAGCGGCCCTGCACTGAATCGGCGTAGTAGTAGCCGCCGTCTACTCCTGCCCTGACGAACCCGGCGAACAAGCTTCCTGCCGCCGCCAGTACGTAGCCGCCGCGCCGGGACTGGTCGTCCTGGCGGATGACGGACAGTTGCGCGGCACTGGTGCTGAGGATGGCGCGGGAGATGACCTGGGTGCCGGTGCCGTCGTCGTAGGGCGACGAGTTCATGCCGAGGCTGACGTCCGTACCTGATGAGAGGGCGTTGATGTAGCCGTAGTCGGTGCCGGTGTTGGCGTACCAGCGGATTTCTGGCAGGTAGGTGCTGGTCGGGTTGATTTCGATGCGCTTGCCGCTGGTGCCGGATTTGAGCTGGCCGATGATGGA